ACACGACTATCGTCTGGGATCGTGGAACGCGAGTCGATGCCACTGGCCCACATTTTCGGGTTGATGAAAGGAATGATGTCAGCCGTGACCCACTGGCACAGGACCTCGGTACGGAAAGCGGCCTCGGTCATGCCATCAATGTCGGACCGAACCGACATGACGGTCATCGGCCCATAGCCGAGCGACGGATTCGCCTGACGGATGGCGTCGGCATCATCCACCGGACACTTGTCCGGAGCGCTCCACTCGAAATAGCCGAAAGAGCCATCCTGCTCGCCGGACAGGAACACGGCGGCCGGATTGCCACCGTCGGCGCTCAGACGAGTCCACTCGTCAACAAGCTTGCGGCCCTTGTCCACCTGCTTGCGAAGCGCGACGCTACGATAGTCGCCAGCGTTCGAAATGCCCCACAACTGGCTCGACCAGACTGCCTTCGTGGTCTGACTGACGGCATTCCAGCCATCGTCATTATGCTGTTCACGAAGCTCATCGAACACCACACGGGCAGCGCTCTTCGCTCGAATGTTCTTGTCCGCGCGGACGATATACCGGGCTTTCGAGCGGGTGATGATCGCTTCCTCGCCGTTCGTGTTGACGAATTTCTGCGTCATCGCGGCGAGATCGGGAATCACCAGATCCTCTTCCTCATCGGTCGCCGGAGCAGGATTGCACCATTCCTTGACCTGATTGTACGGGCCTTTCGCATTGTCCAGCGTCTGCGCGGCACCGACCACGAGGAACTTCACCGGCGGCACTCGGTCGGGATGCTTGTTGGAGTCCACGAACAGCCACCATGCGGCCAGAACGCCCATCAGCGTGGTCTTGCCGTTCTGGCGGGCGACAAGCACAATCACCTTGCGGAAACGATACGAACCATCCTCAAGCAGTTCAAGCGCATGGACGAGCAGCCACTGCTGCCACGGATACAAATGCACGTGCAGCATGATCTCCGCGAACGCGATCACCGCGAAACCATTCGAGGTCTCCTTGGTCAACGGCCTGAGTGGCGGCGTGAAGATACGCGGCAAGGTCACGCCATGCCTCTCATCATCAATGGCACCGAAAACACTCAAATCTTCCGACGCCATCAGACCCTCCAATCAGCCGAAACGCTTCATGAAATCATCCATCGCGATAACCTTGTCGCTCTTCGCTTCCTCAGCCCTGACTTCGGGCTTCTGCCTGGCCGGACGCCCGACCTTCGCTGGAGCGTCCAAGGTCAATCCGAGAGACTGGCAGTATTTCAGGAAAGTCGGCAGAGTCACATTGTCGATCTTCCCGTTCTCGTCAACGAATCCGGTGACACTCAGGAAGTCAATCCGAACAGCCAGTACGCGGG